AGTTACCAGGACCAGGGTGAGAAGGATATGTTGGGGTCATACTATTAGTTTGGGCCTCTAAAGATTTAGCTGAGGCTTCTTTTTGAGCAGATTCTCCTTTTATTTTACCATCTTGAACTATTGATTTAGTAGCATCTTTTAAAACATCTTTTCCTTCTTCTGATACTTTAAGTACTTCTTTTTGAATATTTAAAACTCTTTTTTGTGATTCAGCTATTTGGGCCTTAAAAAATTTAAAAGCAGCTATTTTTAATGCTATTTCTCCTAACCCACTATTAGTTACAGCTCCTAAAGCTGCTCCTGCTACTACTCCTTTTATTAAATTATCAGCTTGTCCTTGTAACCCACCTAAAATACTACCTGCTTTATCTTTTACGGTGTTTTGGATTTTAGATGCTATTTCATTTCTTTTTTGTCTTAGTTCTCTTTTTCTTTCTTCTTCTTGTATTTGTTTTTCAGTTAAACCTTCAGTGTCTACTGGTTTTTCTATAGGTACTTCAGTAGGTGTTATTTCTACTTCAGGTATATCAATTGTTGAAATAGGAATATTAGATACTAAATCTTGTGTAGCGTCGAAATCTTTTAAAAAATTAGGAGGTACATTAGTTCCTGACTTTAAAGTATTTTGTATTGTAATAGGATTAGGTAATGTACCCTTTAATCTAGCTATTCCCTCTTTAAAAGGAACTTGTCCATTAGGTAATTTTCCCGCAACACTACTAATAGTGTTTTTTATTTGACCTGTTAATTGTGATTGTGCGTTTAATGCTGACATTTTATTGTTTTATAAATACGTGTCTACTAATTATATCTTTTATCATTTTTCTAATTTCTCCTACACTATTAGCTTCAGGTTCTCCTTTACTATCATACCAATCTTTCCTAATTGTTTCAAAAGCTTCACCTTTTGGTGTTGTAGGATGGCCATTATCACCAATATGACTATAATCATCACTTAAAATATCTAATAATTGTTTAAATATATCTAATATTTTATTTAATGTTTCTTGTGTTTTTAATCCTAACACAGCATTTTGGGTTGGATAATTTTTAGGTCTACCTTCAACAGTATCCATACCAATAAATATATTAGGTGAATTTAACATAATATAATTTTGAGTATTAGTGTGTTGATCTACTCTTGGGAATAATGTATTTAAATGTATACTACCATTTGAACTAAAAGAAATAAAATTATGTGAAAACATATGTATATCTCCTCCTTCAAATGTATTAGCAGCATCTTTACTTTCTTCTGATCTTTGTTTTCGAGCATTAAAAATAATTCTGTCTGCATTTAATAATACTTGTTTACCCTGATAATTATTTGGGTAAACAGGTGTTAATATAGGATTTTTACCACTGTCTTGAATACTAGCTAATTCATCAGTGATGTTAAGTAAATTTTTTATTTCTCCCTTTAATTCTGCCATTTTTATTTTTTTAAACTAATCCTGCGTCTTCTTCTGTAATTGTTTCTAGTTGAGTTTCTACAGATTGGGTTTCTACAGATTGTGTATTTTCTTCAATTGTAACTTCTTCAGCTACCATAAAATCAATAGGTGAATCTAAAAACTTTTTAGCTTCTTCATTATCATTTTGAGGTATAATAGCATTTAAACCAAATGAATACCAACAATCAGGAGCTGCTATTGCAAAATTATCTATTTTTTGGTTACTTGTTAAATATATAGATGATGGATCTGTATTTATGTTTTCAAGTGTATGTACCCAACCTTGATTGTCTAAATTTATTGCTTGTCCATTTCTAATAATAGTAATAGGATCTCCTATTTCTCCCTTAGTACCATTAGACCAATTATTTTTTTGTTCTTTAGGTATAGCTTCACTTCTTGCAGTAGCACCTAATCTTATTGTATTACCAAATCTACCTTCTACTATATAATCACCTTCATAAGGTAATAATGGTTTTATATTTAATTGTTCTCTAAAATATTTTCCTAAAGGTATATTAATATCTACTTCTCCGTCAACTGCTCTTCTTAAAAGACCAGCTTGTTGATAATCTTCGTTTTTAAAAATTTCGGATTTATCTTCACTATAATTTTGAACAGCGGGTAAAGTATTATGGTGTGGGTGGTTCCATAAATTAATAGGTGGAAAATAATAATCTATTCTAGATAATCTGTCGTCTAAATAATCTTTACTAGTAGTAGATAATATTAATACCACCTCATTTATTAAAGGATAATATTTTAAAAATGGAAATAATGGTTTAGCAACCCCATCAAATCCTTTACTTTCTAAAGTTTCATCAGCATCTGGGTTAGTATTAAGACCATCATTTTTTATTTGAATTTTATTATAAAAAATTAATCCTATAGCATCATACCCCCCATAATTAGCTGCTCTATCTGTACTGCCATCTAATATGATATCTTTTACCTTAACAGGTTTAAGTTTTTTATTAAATAATCTATTACTAGATAATTGGGGATTTGAACTACTTACTCTTGCCATCTGAATCTGGTGCTTCTAATTGTTTAGGTTCTTCAACAGTTTTAGCTATTTCTTCAGTTAATTCTTGAAGTTGAGCCATTTCGTCTTCTGTTAGTAATCCACCATCACCTGAACTAGCTGTACCTGTAGATAAACGTTGTACAATAGCTGCCATTTTTATTAATGCATCATCATTTTTTACACTAATTTCCATATATTCTTTAATTAATGGTACTACAACAGTAGCATCACCTAAAGATTGTACTAGTGGTTTTAATTCAGATATAAGTTGAGCCAATTGTTTGGCTTTTTTCTTTTGATTTCCATGAATATCCTTCAATAAATCAGAGAAAGAAACATCATCGAATAATACTTGATTTAATGGATCCATACTATTTTGTTATAAATATGGAAAAATTTAGATTTTTACATATCCTGTTTCGGCATACTCAGTATAAAGTCTTTTATATAACTTTTTAAGTATCTTAGTTACTTTAGTAATTACTGGAGTTTCTACACCAGTCATTTCTCTTATGTAAATGTATAATGCTTTTTTATTAAATATTTCTAAGTTTTCTCTTCGCTTAAATAATATATTAACAGCATCACATACTTTTCTATCATGATCTTTTTTAAATAAAGAAAACATATGTTTATCAACATATTCAGTAAAATAATCTATAAAATCTTTTATGTCTTGTTTTCGCTCATCTCTACCTAATTGACGCATTACACCGTCATCTTCATCAGCAGATAATACTGGTACTGTTGCTTTTTTCTTTTTATAGTTGTTGTTATTATATAATATAAGATAATTTTTACCTACAATAGAAAAATATGAAAATGCTTTAGATCCTTTTTCTGGTTTAAAATAATCTAATTTTTCTAAGAAAAAACAACAAACTTCATGTTTTAAATCTTCTAATGATTCTACTTCAGTATAATAAAATTTAAATGTGTGTATTAAATTTTCAGCTAATTTATAAAAAGCATAATATATTCTGTCTTTAAAAATACTATCTCTTTCATCTTGATTAGACGAAGCTAAATATTCTTTAATAGCCGCATCTACATCAGCTGTAAAATATTGTTTTTTAGATGGTTTTCTACCTCTTTTTTTCTTAACAACTGGTGGGGGAGTAAGAGAACCGGTGGTAGCCGGTTCTAGTTTTTTTTCATTTGACATTTAAGGGTCTATTTAAGGGTAAATTCGTTTAATGCTTCTTGTATTTTTTGTACTTCTTTAAAAAAGAAACCTATTTGATCATCAGCATAAAATATGCCTTTATCATCAATTTCTTTTAATCTTTTATCACAAGCTGTAATTGCTTCACTTTGTTTAGTAATAAAATCTTCTAAACGTTCGTTTTTTACAATTAAATTTCTAATAATAAAAAAAGAAGCTGTTAATACTACTGCTAATATAATACTAAGTGTAATCATTGTTAATCTTTAAAAAATGAATCTATAACATCTAATGTTGCTGATGCTAACTTTGGGTTATTTTCTACATTTACTTTTTTAGCTGCTCTTAATGTTTTATCACCTTTACTAGCATTTTTAGGTTTACTAGATTTAGGTACTGCATCTGTAGTATTATTCCAAATTTCAAATTCAATTTGAGCAGCCATATGATCTGCTTGATGCATTAATAATGGTAAGTGAGATCTTAATTTAGTTTCTTTCATACCAGACATAAAGTAAAACTTATTTGACTCATCATATAAACCATCATGTATTTTAATTCCAATGTATTCGTTTTGACTTACCTTACATCCTATTTCTTGTAATAAGAA